GCCCGCGTACGAGCAGGCGCCGCCGGACGCCCAGCGCGGCCAGCAGCGCCCCCAGGCGGCCCGCCAGCAGCCCCAGGACGACCCCTGGGCCACCGGGGTCACCGAGCCCCCGTTCTAGCCCGTGATCGCCACCGTGGCCGCCGTCGCCTGCACCTGGACGGCGGTCTCCATCCCCGCGGCCGTGCTCATCGGCCGCCGCCTACGACACCTGGAGGACCACACCATGCCCAGCTACGAGGACACCTACGACCGGATCGCCGCCCTGACGGCGGAGCGGGACGGCGCTTACCGCGAGCGCGCCCACCTGCTCGCCTGGCTCGCCACCCACTACCCCGCCATCATGGTCCCCGCCCTCGACCTGCCCGAGGCCGGCTGGTGGCTGCTCTACATCACCGCCCCCACCGGCCAGCTGTCCTGGCACATCTCCCCGCGCGACGCCGGCCTGCTCGCGCACGTCCAGCGCGTTGAGCCCGACGACCCCCGCGCCCAGTGGGACGGGCACACCACCGAGCAGAAGTACGACCGCATCCGGGCGCTCCGCCTCCACGCCGCCGAACACCCCGAGGCGCCGCAGGACAGCGACGACAATCCGGCTGTCGCGGACACCCTGCCCGCGTGGCTGTGCAACCGGTACCGCAACTACGCCTTCCCGTTCGACAACCGCACCTGGGAGCAGCTGTCCGGGGAGGACCGGTCGTACTGGGAGCACGAAGCCGCCGCGGTCAGGCGGGCGGTCGACCGCGGTGGGTTCAAGGCCCAGCCCGCCAGCCCCGACCGGTCGTGAGGCGGCGCCGTTACGGCCGCCGGTCGATGTGCGCTGCCAAGGTCCGGCACCCCACCCGGACCGAGGCAGCTGCCCACCTCCGTCACCTGCTTGCCGCCGGCGACACCGGCCTCGCCGTCTACCCATGCCAGCACTGCGGGGCCTGGCACGTCGGCCACCGCCGCACCCGCTGAACCGCACCACCGAGGAGAACCGTGTACTGCCTGCTGTGCGAGCGCCCGCTCGGGGACGCCTACCTCTGCCCGTCGTGCAGTGCGGACCTCGCCGACCGCCTCGGCCGGCTGCCCGCGCTCTACGCGGCGCTCGGCAGCATGCTCGCGCCGGAGCGGGGCGGGGAGGGCGGGCGTACGGCGGCCGCCGTAGAAGCCCCCCTGCCCCTGCGGCCCGACGTAGCCGACCAGCGGGCCGACTTCGCCGTGCTGGAGGTGTGGGCGCGCGCGCTCGCCCAGGACCGCCAGCAGCCCGCCCCCGCGCCCGTCCGGGACGACCTTGGCGCGCGGGTGGCCGCCGCCTGCACGGCCCTCGCCGCCGCCGTACCGTGGATCGCCGCCGCATGGCCGGCCGCCGAAGATCTGGCGCGCGAGGTGAAGGCGCTGCACGACGACGCCCGCAGCATCGTCGGCACCGCCGATCTGCCCGCCCGCATGGGCCGCTGCCCGACGCTGGTGCACGGTCAGCCGTGCGGGGCGGAGCTGCTGCTGCCCTCCGGCGCGCAGGTCCTCACCTGCCCGTGGTGCGGGGCCCGGTTCCCTCCAGGAACCTGGGGGATGCTCAAGGTCGAGCAGCGGAAGGCGGCTCAGGCTGCGGCGGGCGCGGCGGCAGCTCGTCCGTCTCACCCGTCAGCCACCGTAGGAAGTGGTTGATGTGGGCGTTCATGTCCGAGCCCACGACGGCGACCGCGGCCTGGGCCCGCTCGTACAGCTCGGGGCTGTCGGGCCGGTAGGTGCGCGCGACCTTCTTGTGGACTCCCTGGGGCATACCGGCATCGTCCCATAGTGGATTGCCACCGTCCATCCATCGCGCTACCGTTAGTGGAGTGCCACTTTGGGGCTGCTCCACCAGCACCCGAACGCGCACGGCCCCGGCCACGGGACTCCACTCCCGGGCCGGGGCCTCACCGACCACCTGATGCAACCAGGAGACCGGCTATGCCGCAGTATCCCATTGCGTACGCAATGATCTTGCGCACGCCCCCGCACACCCACGGCCCCCAGAACGACCGCTGCCCCATCTGCGAGTACTGGACCTGCCGCTGCCCCCGTACGGCGGTCGCCCGATGACCGGCACCCCCCTCACCCGCACCCAGGGCATCGTCCTCGGCACCACCATGCTCGGCATGCTCGCCATCGGCGCCGCTGGCGCCTACGGCACCTACAACAACCTCACCACCGCATACACCGGCCCCACCGCGCTCGGCGCCGTCGCCGCCGGCGAAGGCGCGACCCTGATCCTCGCCCTCGGATACGTCGGCCTCGTGATGCTCGGCCAGGGCGCCCCCCGCACCGTCCGTGCCTGCCTCTGGCTGCTCCCCGCAGTCGGCTCCGCCCTCGGCGCCGTCGCCGCCCACGGCGCGCGCACCACCGTCATCTACGCCGCCACGCCCCTCGCCATGGTGGCCGCTGCTGAAGGCGTCGGCCTGCTCGCCCGGCGGATCGTCGTACGGACGACCGGCGTGGATGCCGAGGCCGAACGCCGCGCCGCCTCGGCCGTACGGCGCCTCGCCTACGAGCAGGCGCGCGCCGCCCGGCACCCCCTCCGCGTCGTCCGGTGGGTCGCCGAGCTCCGCGCCTGGCGCATCGCCCGCCACGTCGGCGCCGACGACACCACGCTCGGCGGCCAACTCCTCGACGTCCAGCGGGCCCGGCTCGCGCAGGGCGCAGACGCCGCGCTGAGCGCCATGTTCGCGCCCGCCGTTACACCCGGCACACCTGACCGTGACGCCGTGACGGCGCATGTGACGCCCGCCCTCGACCCCGCACCCGAGACGGCCGACGAGCAGGCGCCGGAACCCGAGACCGGCACGGGCGTGACGGGCACCGGCACGCAGGCCAGCGACCCGCAGACCCTCGCCGAGATCGCCACCGTCACGGGCGTGCCGACCCCCGTCCCCGGCGAGCCCCTGAGCACCCCCCAACTCGCCGTCGTCCTCCGCTGGCTCCGCTACCAGACAGACCCCCCACTGTCCTACCGGGCCGCCCGCGCCATGTTCCGCGAACTCGGCTTCGTCGGCGCCGAAGACAGGGTCCGCCCCGCCTGGGCAGCCCTGGACGCCGCCGAGGCCGACACCACCCGCTGACGGACCGCCCCGGTCGCGACCGCGCCCCCCAGCGCGGCCGTGGCCGAGGCTGCCCGAGCAGCCCGCAGACCGGCGAGCCCCGGCGAGCGCACCCGCGCAGACCCGGCGAGCAGACCCGCGAGCGTCACCCCGACGCACCCACAGGAGCACCCCCATGCCCAGCCCGGGCAACCTCATCGCCCTGACGCTCTTCCTCACCATCACCATCGTCGCCGGCCTCTGGCTGCTCGCCGTCGAACGCCGAGCCCTCCGCCCCGCCCTCACCACCGCCGTACTCGCCATCACCCTCGGCGGCTACGCGGCCGTCTGGATCACGGTGATCCGCCATGCCTGACCCCATCACCCCGACCCGGATCATCCCGCCCGGCGCCCCCCTGCCCGCACTGCCCCCAGCGCCCGCACCCACCGCGCCCCCAGCACCACCCACCACACCGCCGCTCTTCCCCCCGCCCCCAGAACCCGCCGAGATGGTCGTACGGCACGTCCACGAAGTACTGGTCATCGTCCCCGCCCCGCCCGAGCCCACGCGATGGGACCGCGCCCGCGCCGTCCTCTGGCGCCTCGGCGGCCCCTGGCAGGCCCTGCTTGCCCTCGTCCTCGCCGTCATCCCCATCCCGCCCGGGCACTACAGCCTCGCCACCACCTGGTGGTGGTGCGTCGCCCAGACCCGCCACGACCACGGGGCCACCGCCGCCTACACCCTCGGCCTCGGCACCCTCGCCACGGCCACCGTGCTACTCACCCGGCACCCCACCATCACCCGACTCACCCTGCTCGCCGTGACCCTGATCGGCGCCCTCGGCGCCATCGCCCTCATGGACCCCATCACCGCCCTCACGGGGGTGAGCTGACGTGCCCACCACCGGACTCACCCTCGCCGGCGTCGCCCTCGCCCTGGTCATCCTCTACGCCAACCTCCGCCCCTGGTGGAGCGGCAACCGCGACGCCAAGCAGCTCGCCGCGTTCGGGAAGGGGAGCGCGCTCGGACTCGTCAGCGCCGTCTGCCCCGGCGGCATCCTCGGCTGGCTCCACGCCCACAGCGCGCAGGCGGCCAACGCCGGCGGAAGCAAGCTCACCACCGGAGCCACCGGCATCAAGGCCGCACAGCCCGTCGCACACCGCGCCCTCGGCGGCCTCACCCCACCGGGCGCCGTCGTCGTGGTCGTCATCGCCGCCGCGGTCGTCTACGCCTGGCGGGCCGCCGGGAAGCAAGACAAGAAGCGAATCGCGGGCGGTGCCTTCGTAACCTCCGTCGCCTGCCTGTCCGCCGGCGTCGTCGGACTACTCACGTGGGTACCCGGCGCCCTGAACAGCATCGGCGACCAGGTGCAGAACGCCCTCCAGGGGGCGCTATGACCGCCCGTACCCCTGCCGCCCGGCTCGCCGCCGGCACCACGCAGCTCGCCCGCCGCATCCACCAGCGCACCACCCGCTGGATCGCCGCCGGCCGCCGGCCCGACCTCACCGGCTGGCGCACCACCCTCGGCCCCCTCGCCCGCGGCACCATCATCGCCGCACTCGCCTACATCGCCTGGCGCCTCATCCGGGCCCGCCCCGCGGTCCTGTGGGTACTCGTCCCCGTGTGGCTCATCGCCGCCTGGCGGGCCGTCCCGGCGCCCCCGCCGAGGACTCCGGTCGAGCCCCCTGCAGACCCCCGCGCCGGCCTCGCTCGGTGGCTGCTCGACCTCATCGGCGACCGCCCCGGCGTGCACCTCGCCGAGCTGTACCCCGCGATGCGCCAACTCCCCGGCCAGCAGGACCGCGACGACGCCGCCCTGCGCACCGCCCTCCGCACCCTCGGCATCCCCGTCGTACGGTCCCTCCGCATCGGCGGAGTCGCCGGCCGCTCAGGGGTCCGCAGAGCAGACGTCGCCGCGCTCCTCTCCCCCACGGAGAGCACCCCCGGAGACCACAGCGGAGACGCAGGTCAGAGCCAGGATTCTCCACTCCTCTCCGTCGTCGGAGAGGAGGTGAAGAGCGCATGAAGAGCCTCGCCGCCCTCGCTGTCCTCGCCTCCGACGACCGCTACGCCACCGTCTGGTGCGCCGCCTGCGGCTGGTGGGTCCCCATCGGCCACGGCTGCCAGGGAGGCAACGGCCGGTAGCGTCCGGACGGCCGGCAGGGGCGACACACTGGGGACATGGAGCCCTTGTACGTCCCCGCCGGCCACATGACCGCCCGGCAGGTCGCCGATACCCTCGGCATCCGACTCACCGGCGTGCGCGACCTCGTCGCCCGCGGCCAGCTCACGCGCGCCGGTGGCAGCCCCCGGCAGCCCTACTACTGCACCGAGGACGTCCTCGCGCTGCTCGCCGCCCGCCAGCCTGCTTGACGCCAGGTCACAGCCGGTGCGACGATCTTTCCGAGGACGTATGCCCGCAGGCCCCCCGCTCACCGAGCGCGGGGCCTGCGGCACGTCCGGCACCCTGGCCCCGTCCCCGCCCACAGAGGCGCCACGGCAGGGCACACCGAGCGGCCGGCCCTCCGGGACGGGCAACCGGCCGCCACCCCCCGGAGGCAGCATGCAGCCCAGCGTCGGCAGCATCGTCCACTACGTCAGCTACGGCACCCCCGGCGGCGAATACGCCCAGCACTGCCGCGCCGCCATCATCATCGAGACCGGCACCTCGGACACCGTTGGCCTCGCCGTCCTCAACCCCACCGGCACCTTCTTCAACCGGGCGGTGCCCTACCACGACGGCGCCGAGACGCCCGGCAACCCGGGCTGCCCCGACCAGGCCGCACACGGGAACCCGTTCCGCTACTGCGCGTGCGGCTGGACCGAAGCGCAGCTCCAGGGCGGCACCTGGCACTGGCCCGAACCCACGGAGGACTGACCATGCCCGCACCGACCATCGGCCGCATCGTCCACTACACGCTCACCGAGGCCGACGCCGCCGCCATCAACAAGCGCCGCACCGGCGCACTCGTTGACCGCGTCGGCAACCACGCCACCGCTGGCGACATCTGCCCGGCCATGATCGTCCGCACCTTCGGCGGCCCCGCCGCGAACCTCCAGGTCGTCCTCGACGGCACGGACTCCTTCTGGGTGACCAGCCGCACTGAGGGCACCGAGCCCGGTACCTGGGCCTGGCCCGAGCGGACCTGACCTACTCGCTGTCGTCCCGCCGCCGCTGCCACGCCCGCTCATCACCCGGACGGATAACCGTCGTCGGGTCAGGCCCGGTCCGACGCTGACGGGCGGTCGCAGCCAGCACCCCCAGCATCACCGCCCCGCAGACCCACGCCAACGGCGTCCAGCCCTGGAGCACGCTCACCAGCAGCAGCACCAGCGCCGCCACGAACACCCCGGCAGCCACATCGCTCCGACCGCGCATGCGGCACCCCCTCTCGTTGATGCAACACCGTACGGCCGAGAGGATGATCACCGTGGCCAGACGCAGAGCCCTGACCGTCTGCTCCGTGCCCGGCTGCCCCACCCTCACCGACACCGGCCGCTGCCCCGAGCACCGCGCCGAGGCCGAGCGGGCCCGCGGCACCGCCCGCCAACGCGGCTACGGACGCCAGCACGAGCAGCGCTTCCGGCCGGCCGTGCTCGCACGAGACCCCGTGTGTGTCCTCTGCCAGAAGGCGCCCGCCGTCCACGCCGACCACTACCCCCTCAGCCGGCGCGAGCTGGTCGCCGCAGGCCTCGACCCGGACGACCCCAGGCACGGCCGGGGCCTCTGCGGGCCCTGCCACAGCCGCCACACCGCCCAGGAGCAGCCCGGAGGCTGGCACAAATGATCATCACGCAGAGTGATCGGTCCCATGATCACCCTGGGGGGTGACCCCCATGATCATCCAGACGGCGGACCGCCGGGGAGGTGGCTCGCCGTGTGTACGGGTCTGGGATGCCCCAGACCGAGCGTCGCTGTGACGCACCGTGACCCCGGCCCGCTGCAACGGCGGGCCCGCTGACGTGCCGCAACGGCACCGAGGGAGTGATCACGATGGGTGGAATGGGACCGGCACCGAAGCCGGCCGGAGAGCGGCGGAGGCGCAACGCCACCGTCGCGACGACGAAGCTCCCCGCGGAGGGCCGGAAGGGCCCCGCGCCGATGTGGCCGCTGCTGGACGACATCACGCTGACCGAGCGGCGCAACACCGCTCAGCGGCAGCTCGATGAGGTGGAGCTCCAGCTGATGGAGCCGGACCTGACGTCCCGGCAGCGGGCGGCGGCGAAGCGGAAGCTCGATGCCGCGCAGACCGCGGTGAACCTGCTCACGGCCCAGCTGGAGGCGCAGCGCCGTGTGGAGGCCGAGCTGTGGGCGGAACTGTGGGCGACGCCTCAGGCCGTGGCGTGGGAGCGGCTGAGGTGGACCCGCGAGGTCGCCCAGTACGTCAGGTGGAAAGCGAAGGCGGAGCAGGGCGACCTTGACGCGTCCAAGGAGGCCCGGCAGCTCGCGGACCGGCTGGGGCTGAACCCTCAGGCCATGCTCCGGCTGCGCTGGGAGGTTGCCGAGGATGAGGTCGCGAAGCGGCGGGAGCGGAAGGCGCCGGCGGCGGCCCGTCGGCGGCTGAAGGTGATTGACCCCGATGTGGCGGGGGGCTGAGTACCCCGGCGAGTTCCCCACGCTGGGCTGGGTCGTTGGCGAGTGGATCGAAGAGTTCTGCGTCATCCCGGACGGCGACCACGCGGGTGAGCCCTACCGGCTGACGGACGAGATGTGGACCTTCCTGGCCCACTTCTACCGTCTGCGGCCGGGAGCTCTGGCCGGCCAGCGGGCGCCCGCGTTCGCCTACCGACGTGCGCAGCTGGTGCGGCCGCAGAAGTGGGGCAAGGGGCCGTTCTCCGCCGCGATCATCTGCGCTGAGGCCGTCGGGCCGGTGCTGTTCGATGGGTGGGACGCGGCTGGTGAGCCGGTCGGTCGGCCGTGGCCGACTCCGTTGATCCAGATCGCGGCGAACTCGGAGGACCAGACCGCCAACGTCTACGCGGCGTTGCAGCCGATGATCGAGCTGGGGTCGCTCGCCGACTTCATTCCGGACACCGGGGACACGCGGATCAACCTGCCGGGCGGCGGTCGGATCGATCCGGTGACGAGCCGGGCCCGGACGAGGCTCGGCCAGCGCGTGACCTTCGTGGTGCAGGACGAGACGGGGTTGTGGACCGTGGCGTCCGGCATGGTGCAGGTCGCCGAGACGCAGCGCCGCGGCCTGGCCGGCATGGGTGGGCGCTCGCTGGAGACCACGAACTCGTGGGACCCGTCCGAGGATTCCGTCGCGCAGCGCACCGCGGAGTCGCGGGTGAAGGACGTGTACCGGGACCACCGGCAGGCAGACCCGCGGCTGGACTACCGGTTGAAGCACGACCGCCGGAAGATCCACCGCGTCGTCTACGGGGACAGCGCCGGCCGCAAGGGCTGGGTTGACCTCGACGCGATCGAGGCCGAGGCAGCCGAGCTGATCGAGAAGGACCAGGCGCAAGCCGAACGGTTCTTCGGCAACCGCATCACGGCCGGCACCGGAACTTGGATCGAGCGGGCGGTGTGGGCCACCCGCGCCGAGCCCCGCGACATCGGCGGTCGGCTTCGGCTGCGGATCGTCCTCGGCTTCGACGGGTCCGACATGGACGACTGGACCGCGCTGCGGGCCGAGACCCTGGACGGCTACCAGTTCACGCCCACGTACGGGCCGGACGCCCGGCCGACGATCTGGAACCCGGCGGAGTGGGACGGCCAGGTGCCGCGGCTGGAGGTCGACGCCGCGGTGTCCGACGTGTTCGAGCGGTACGACGTGGTCCGGATGTACGCGGACCCGCCGTACTGGGAGACGGAAATCGACGTATGGGCTGAGCGCTACGGCGACCGTGTCGTGCGCTGGTACACCAACCGCGTCAGCCAGATGCACGCCGCTGCCGAGCGGCTGGTGACCGACGTGACGAAGGCGGACGCCACCTTCCGGCACGACGGGTGCGAGATGACGACCACGCACGTCGGCAACGCCCGGAAAGCAGCCCGCCCGGGTGGGCGCTACGTGCTTCGGAAGGCTGCGCCGACACAGAAGATCGACGCGGCGGTGACGAGCGTGCTCGCACACGAGGCCGCGGGCGACGCCATCGCGGCCGGCCTCGCGGCCCCGCAGCGGACCTACTACGCCTACACGGCCTGAGGGGGTGCACGTGGCGACGATCGAGCAGGCCCGCCGCCTGGTGGACGTCCTCATGCAGGAGCTGACGGTGCGGGCCAGCGTGGCGATCCGGCACGACGACTACTACCGGGGCAAGCACCCGCTGCGCTTCGCGTCGGAGGAGTTCCAGAAGTACTGCGGAGAGCGGTACGCGGGCTTCTCCGACAACTGGGTGCAGCCGGTTGCCGACTCGCCGGTGGAGCGGTTGACGGTGACCGGGGTGAAGCCAGCCGGCGCGCTGAAGGCCGACAAGGACCTATGGGGGGTGTGGCAGCGCAACGGGCTTGATGCCGACTCGCAGCTCGGGTTCCTCGGGGCCGGGAACGCCGCCAGGTGCTTCGTGCTGGTGTGGGGCGACCCGGACGATGAGGACACGCCCTGCACGACGTTCGAGGACGCGTCATCCTCGGTCGTGATGTACGAGCCGGGGTCGCGCCGGCGGCGCCGCGCGGCGCTCAAGTCCTGGCAAGACGGCTTCCGGGAGTACGCCACCCTGTACCTGCCCGAAGAGGTGTGGAAGTTCGAGCGGCCGCTGTCCAAGGGCAACCCGAAGTCGCCGCAGATGGCGGAGGCGGACGAGGTCGTGCGGGACTGGGAACCCCGCGACACGGGCGACGAGCCGAACCCGCAGCCGAACCCCATGGGCCGGGTGCCGATGGTGGAGCTGCCGAACCGGCCGCTCCTGGCCGCGGACCCGATCTCGGACGTGGCCGGCGTCATCGCGATGCAGGATGCGATCAACCTGCTGTGGATGCAGCTCTTCACGGCCGCGGACTACGCCTCGCTGGCGCAGCGCGTCGTGACCGGCGCCGAACTGCCGAAAGTCCCGGTCCTGGACGCGAACGGTCAGAAGGTCGGCGAGAAGGCCGTCGACCTGAAGAAGTTCATCAAGGACCGGATTCTGTGGCTGGAGAACCCGGACGCGGAGGTCGACTCGTGGCCGGCGGCGAACCTCAGCCCGTTCACCGACGTCATTGAGGTGGCGGTGGGGCATATCGCGGCGCAGACGCGGACTCCGCAGCACTATCTGGTCGGGAAGATGGCCAACCTCAGCGGTGATGCCCTGATCGCGGCTGAGACGGGCCTGGTGAAGCGGGCGCAGGAGAAGCAGCTCTGGTTCGGGCAGGCGCTTCGCGAGGTGTTCGAGCTGATCGCGCTGGCGCGCGGTGAGGACGGCAAGGCCGATGCGCTGCGGGGCGGCAGCATCCTGTGGGCGGACGCCGAGTCCCGGAATATCGCGCAGCTCACGGACAGTCTGCTCAAGCTCCGGCAGATCGGCTTCCCGTTCGAGTTCCTGGCCCTGCGCTTCGGGCTGACGCCGACCGAGGTCGCGGACCTGATGCTGATGCGGGAGCGCGAGGCGGAGATGGACCCGGTCGGGTCGCTGCTCCGCGACAAGACTGGTGCGGGCGGTGGGCCTGCCGGTGGCGAGCCGGGGCCCGGGCCGGTGCCCGATGGCGGGTGACGCGGGGCGGGCCGAGGCGGTCGCCTCGCTCGGTCTCCGGCACCGCCGCCGGCAGGTGCGGCTCGCACTGGGCGCGTCGCGGGCGGCAGCGCGGGAGTGGGGCCGCATGGACCCGGGAAACCTGTCCGGGGCGTGGCAGACGGGGACGGGGCGGCGCGTGCTGGCCGTCGTGGTGGCCGCGCAGCAGGCGTCCGCGCAGGGCGCCACCGACTACGTATCCGAGGCGGTACGGGCGCAGGGGACGGCGCCGGACCCTGCCGGGACGGTCGATGCCGCCGCGTTCGCCGGTATCGCGGCGGACGGCCGGCGCCTCGACACGCTGCTGGCCGAGCCGGTCATCACCGTGAAGACGTCGCTGGCGGGCGGCAGCACGCTGGACGTGGCGCTGGAGCAGGGTCTGGCGAGCCTGCTGCGGATCGTGGAGTCTGAGGTGGCGGACGCCGGGCGGGCTGCGGTCGGTACGGCGATCACGGCGGACCGGAAGGTGTCGGGGTATGTGCGGGTGCTCAGCCCGCCGTCGTGCGCCCGCTGCGTGATCCTCGCCGGGAAGACCTTCCACAGCGCGGTGGCGTTCCAGCGGCACCCGCACTGCGACTGCGTCCACATGCCCACCGTGTACGGGTGGGCGCCGCACCGGACCGACCCGGACGCCTACTTCCACTCCCTGTCGGAGGCGGAGCAGAACCGGGCCTTCGGGCGGGCCGGTGCGCGGGCAATCCGTGACGGCGCCGACATCGGCCAGGTCGTCAACGCCCGCCGCGGCATGTACGCGGTCGGCGACCGCTACGGCCTCACGGCGACCCGCGAGGGCATGACGAAGCGGGGCCTGGCCCGGCAGCGCCTGCGAGCGCTGGAAGGCGCCGGGCGCGCCAAGGGCACGGTGCGCCTGATGCCCGAGTCGATCTACCGGATCGCGGCCGACCGGGACGAGGCGATTCGCCTGCTGTACCGGTACGGCTACCTCTACTGACCTGCCCGCGCCGCAACGGCGGGGCCTGACTCCTGCAACGGGAGCATGCACATGGACATCCGCACCCTGCCCCGTCACGCCCGTACGGGCGTGCTCGCCGTCGGCTGGCGCAAGGCCCGCACCGGCGAGGACCCGGACGAGCTGTACCCAATCTGGCCGATCCGCGGCGGCGACGGCACCGACGACCAGGACGACGAGGACGACGACACCGGTGAGGACGACGCCCAGGACGACGACACCGACACCGGTGAGGACGACCAGGACGACACCGACGACGACGGGGCCGCCGACCTCGGCGACAAGGGCAAGCAGGCCCTCGACCGGATGAAGGCCAAGCTCAAGGCCGAACGGGACCGCCGCAAGGCGGCCGAGACCGAACGCGACCAGCTCAAGACGAGCAAGGCCGGCAGCGACGACAAGGACGCCGACCGTATCCGCAGCGAGGCCGAGAAGGCGGCAACCGCCAAGGCCAACGCCCGGATCGTCCGCAGCGAGGTGCGCGCGGCAGCGGCCGGCAAGCTCGCCGATCCGAAGGACGCGCTCAAGTTCCTCGACCTCGACCAGTTCGAGGTCGACGCGGACGGCCAGATCGATGAGGACGAGATCGCGGACGCGATCGAGCAACTGGTGAAGGACAAGCCGTACCTGGGCGTCGCGGGCAAGCCGCAGCGCTTCCAGGGCACGGGAGACGGCGGTGCCCGCAAGGGGTCCGGCGGTGTGAAGCAGCTCGGCAAGAACGACCTCAAGGGGATGACTGCCGAGCAGATCGAAGAGGCCCGGATCAAGGGCCAGCTCCGCGACTACCTGAACGAATAACGGAAGGGGACCGCCGTGTCCATCAAGCGTTTCAAGCCGGAGATCTGGAGCGCAACGCTCCTGGTCAACTGGCGCAAGGCCCTCGTGTACGGCGGGCCCGGCATGATCAACCGCGACTACGAGGGCGACATCGCCGCCGCCGGCGACACCGTCCGCATCACCTCCATCTCCGACCCGACCGTCAACGACTACGTGCCAAACGTGACCTCGGTCGAGCCGGAAGAGCTGAACGACGCGCAGCGCACGCTGCTCATCGACCAGTCGAAGTACTTCGCCTTCAAGGTGGACGACGTCGACAAGCGGCAGGCCAAGGGCGACGTGATGAGCGAGGCCATGAGCCGCGCCGCGTACAAGCTCGCCGACCAGGTCGACCAGTACCTCGCCAGCTTCTACACCGGTGTGGTCCCGGCGAACGTCATCGGATCGACCGGTGCACCGATCGATACCCACACCACCGCCACGGACGCCTACGACAAGGTGCTCGTGCCGCTGCGTACGAGGCTGACCAAGGCGAACGTCCCCACCCAGGGCCGCTGGGTCGTCGCCTCCCCGGAGTTGATGGCCTCCCTGCTGCTGGACCCGCGCTTCATCAAGGCGAACGAGGCTGGAGACGGCGGCCAGGCCCTGCGCAACGCGGTCGTGGGCCGCGCGGCAGGCTTCAACATCTACGAGTCCAACAACACCCCGAACCCCACTGGGGACACCCAGGTCATCACGGCGGGCACCTCGGCTGCCGTCACCTTCGCCGAGCAGATCTCGGAGACCGAAGCGTTCCGCCCGGAGAAGGGCTTCGGTGACGCCATCAAGGGCCTCGGCGTCTACGGCGGCAAGCTCGTGCGCCCTGACGGCCTGGCCATCGCCTACATCGACCCCGCGTAAGGAGCTGCCGCTATGGCTGACCCGACATACGTTGACCTGGTGGTCAACGGCGACCACACCGTGGCTGCCGGTACCGCGCTGGCCGCCGCCCAGTCCCTGGCGGACGCCGACCCCGAGCTGACGATCCTCGCGGTCGCGAACTCGGACGACGACACCGACCTGACGTTCACCGTGAAGGCCGGCGACAACCCGCCCGCCCGCGCGGCCGGTCAGGGCGACCTCGCCGTGAGCGTCGGCTTCGGGAAGACCGTGTTCATCGGCCCCCTGGAGTCCGGCCGCTTCCTCCAGAACGACGGCAGCCTGTCGTTCACCGCCTCGCCGACGACCGGCACGGTCATCGCCTACCGCGTGAAGAGGGCCTGATGGTCGAGTCGATCCACGTCCAGGGAGAGGGCGGGCACATCATCAAGATGGACCTGCCCCTCCCGAGCCACATCGCACAGCGCCTCAAGAAGGGGCAGATCCGCCGGGTCAACGAGGACGGCAGCCCGTACACGGGGCTGGAGCCCACGGGGGCCGGGCGGGTGCCAGCCCCGGCGGGCGGCCCCGTTCCCGGCCCACCGCTCACCCAGCCCGCCAAGAACGCGCAGAAGGCGGACTGGGTGGGCTGGGCGGTCGTCCAGGGCGCCGACGCCGACGAGGCGGACGCCATGACGAAGGCCGACCTCATCGAGAAGTACGGGACGCCGCAGCCCGGCGAGTGAGGAGGCGGCCGTGACGACCCCCCTCGCAACCATCGAACAGGCCACGGGCTACGGCTACAGCCTGCCGGCGGACACGGCGGAGCAGCTGCTCGCCCGCGCAAGCGTGCGGGTGCGGCGCGCGGCCGAGCAGCCCATCACGCCGTCCGTGGTCACCATCGAGGTCTGCCCCGACTCGCTGACGGTGCAGCTGCCGGCGCCGCCGGTCATCGAGGTGCAGTCGGTCGTCACGGTCGCCGACGACGGCACGACGACGGACCTGACCGGGTGGCGGTGGGACGGCACGTACCTGCTGCTGCCGCACCACTGCCGCGGGCTTCGGCTCCAGGTGACGTACCAGCGCGGGTGGGACCCGGTGCCGGACGGGATCGTGGAGCTGGTGTGCTCAGTGGCCGACCGTCTGGGCAACACCCCGAAGGGCATGGACGTGGGGATCCGGTCGCAGCAGATTGACGACTACCAGGTGACCTACGCCAGCGAGCAGGTGCAGGTGTCCGGGGACCTGCTCCCGGGCGAGCTGGCCGCGTTGCGGCGGGAGCTGGGGCCGGTCCCGGACGTGTGGGTGGTGTCGGCCAGTGGGTGACCTTGACACGCTGCTGGCTCAGGGCCGTGCGGCTCACGAGGCGCTGATGACGGACACGGTGCGCCTGTACCGGCAGGGCCCGGATGTGTTCGACCGGGACACCGGGGAGACCGTGCCGGGCCCGGAGACGACGATCTACGGGCCCGCCGCAGGCAGGGTGAAGCCGTCCACGCTGTCGACGGCGGAGGACGTACAGGCGGCTGAGCGTGAGGTGCTGATTGCCCGGTACGAGGTGGCTCTGCCGTGGTCTGCGGCGCTCCCACAGGGGGTTGCCCGGCCGCTGCCGGGCGACCTGATCGAGGTGGTCGACAGCGGCGACACCCGCCTGGCCGGCCTGACCCTGTGGGTGGTCCTCGCCCAGTACAGCGCGACGGCGACGGCGTGGCGGCTACAGACGGAGGACCGATCGTCATGGGCGGAGTAGACGACCTGCTGGCGGCTGCGCGGGTGTTGGAGCAGGCGGCGGCCGGTGTGCCGGCGGCGCTGCGCGGCGTGGTGTCGAAGGGCGCTGTGAACGTGAAGCGGGACTGGCGGGCGAACGCGAGGGCGTCCTCCGGGCATCACGCCCCGTACTACCCGGCGAGCATCGGCTACGACCTCAGCAGGATCCCGGGCGGGGCGACGGCCACGGTCGGGCCGGACAAGGAGCGCAAGCAGGGCGCGCTCGGCAACCTGCTGGAGTACGGCTCGGTGAAGAACCCGCCGCACAACGACGGCGGAAGGGCGCTGGAGGCTGAGGAGCCGAGGATGGTCGCCGCGGTCGAGGCGGCGGTTGAGCAGCTGACGAGGGACCTGTGACCGCGCCGGCGGTCTTGCCGCATGTGGATGCCGTCCAGGCCGCGCTCGTCGGGGCGGGCCTGGCGGTGGGGCTCGGCGGCGCCCCGGTGCCCGCGGTATCCAAGTACGTGGCGCTGTACCCGGACCCGGGGCAGTCCGTCTCGGAGTCCCTCGCGGATCGCCGCACGGACGTGATGCTGATGGTGCAGGCGACGTGCGTCGGGCCGACCGCCGAGCAGGCGCTGTGGGTGGCGGACAAGGTCCGGTCCGCCCTGGCCGGCGTCCTCACGGTCGACGGCCGGGTGGCGTGGCGCCCCGAAGAACTGGGCGGCCCGCCGGTGAGCCGCGACGACGACGTCACCCCGCCACTGTTCTACGTCCCGATCCAGTTCCAGATCCGCTCCACCACCTAGGAGGCCCCAGTGGCGACCCTCGCAGTCCAGAGCATCGGCTTGGGCGGGCTGAGCCCGTCGTACGCCGCGGCGTCGTCCGGCGGTGACAAGCTCCGGCCGGGCCGCACGACGTTCCTGCACGTGAAGAACGGCGGCGCGGCCAGCGCGACCGTGACCCTGGCGACGCCCGGCACCGTGGGCGGCCTCGCCATCGCGGACCGCGCCGTGACCGTCGCGGCCGGCGGCTCGCAGATGATCCCCGTCCCGGCGGACCTGTACGCGGACCCGGCTGACTCCGGTCTGGCCGCGATCACGTACTCCGACGCGACCGACCTGACCGTGGGCGCTTTCCGCGCCTGACTGCCCCACCCCGACCCCGCCCCGCCTGGGGCTTTTTTCATGCCCCGAAGGAGTACACCGTGTCCGATGTGATCAACGACGGTAAGACGAAGGTGGCATTCGCGACCACTATCGCCGACGTCTCCGCGCCGACCGTGGCGGAGCTGACCGCGGCGAAGGACTGGACGGAGAGGGTCACTCCGGACGGCCTGAACGTTCCGGCGACGACCGCGGACGTCGACAACAGCTCGCTCGCGTCGACGTTCGACACGAAGAAGGCGGGGCGCCGCGGCTTCGCCCCGGAGATCACCTTCAAGCGCGGGGACAACGCGACGGACGACGAGCCGTGGACGACCCTCACCTACCAGACCACCGGGTTCCTGGTGATCCGCCGCATCCTGCCGTGGGACACGGACTTCGCGGAGGACCAGGAGGTGGAGGTGTACCCGGTCGAGTGCGGCGAGCGGAACAGCATCCCGCCGGCGCCGAACGAGGTTGCGAAGTTCACGTCGCCGATGAAGATGACGGCCGACGCGGACACCAGTGCCGTGGTGGCCGCCTGATGGCCGACATCGCCGACATCCTCAAGCGCGCCAAGGCCCGCGAGACCACGGTCACGGTGTGCCTGGCGGGCGACCTGGCGGCCGAGGCCGAGCGTCTGGAGGCCGAGCTCGCGGCGGCCACCCAGGAGGCGTGGGGCGCGCCGTCGTTGGCGGCCGCCACGCCG